GTGGCGTCTCGTGAAGCCCGTCAGACCGCTGCCCTGGTCTCGCTCCTCAAGGCGCTGCCCGAAGCGCAGCTGCTCGACGTCCTCAAGGGCGTCGACGTCGCGCTGCCCGCGCCGAAGAGCGCGGGGCCCAAAGACACCCGCTCCTGCACCATCTGCTCGCTGCCCTACCCGCTGCACATGCAGCGCTGGGGTAACGACCACAAGTGGAGTCCTGCCGAGCGCAGAGCGGCGGTGGTAGTCCGCTGACATGCACCAATCCCGGTGGAGCACGAGACGCACGACCGGGGCGCCCGTAGGGGGCGGCACAACTCTGTGGGGCTGAACCGGAACCAGGGTCGAAGCGTGAGCTGAGAGATCGACCCCCGAGGGAAATGCTCGACGCGCTACAGCCCGCGTCGTCAGTGACCAGGTCTCGAACGCGTCGAGGCGGCCATTGACTGCCAACCCGAGCCTCTGGGGCTTGTCGGGTCCGTCAGCGACCCGTAACGGCGGTGCGAACTCTGAGTGGGGGGACTCTGGGGGGGCTCAGAGGCGCGGGGCCCAAGGGGTCTCGATCTTCGCCCTTGCTCTGAATCCACGCGTAGCACCGCATACCTATGCAGCACCGCCTGTCACATCACCACAACCACACCTCACCGGAGGGGACCCGATGACCACCGCGACACTGAGCACCACCGCCACACCCCGCAGCACGGCACCCGTACTGATCCCGCTCTGTGCCTGCCGCGGGGCACGCCTGGACGACGTCGCCACTCGCACGATCCGCGGTGTCGAGCACACCGAGGGCGCCTGCGTCCGTGTCCAGGCTGCTGCGGTCGAGTACTCCTACCAGTGCCGCTCCCTGCCGCTCTGGGTCCGTGTCTGCGCGTACGCCGAGTACAACCACGGCCGCGCCCTGGCACGTCGTGAGCTGCGTGACGCTGTCGCTCCTGACTCGTCCGCCGCTGAGGTGTCCAACGCGATCCGCAAGGGCGTCTACTCCGGTCTGCTCCGCCCTGGGTCCTCCGGGATGCGACTGTGGTCCAACGTGGCTCGTGAGGTGACCAACCGTGGCTGAGATCACTAACCCGCTTAACTACCAAAGCGGGAGCCCCGTCCTCGTCGCGGTGGGGCGTATCCAGTCGCCTCGGCGCTGGCACGGCTCCCGCATCGTCAGGATCCGGACCGACATCGGTGGCGGTCACCGCGCCGGATACGCGGTCACCACCAAGGGCACGCCCCACGACGGCCCGCTCTGCCGTGCCATGTGCTCCGCGATCGCACCGACCGGCAGCGTCATCAGCGACTTCTGGGATGACGTGTGAACGAGTGGTCCGGCCGGAGGGTGACCGAGGCCCGGGAGTGGGCACTCGGTCACCTCCCGGCCACCTGTGGCAAGTGTGGGGGGCCCATCAAGCCCGCCCAGGGGTGGGTGCTGGGGCACATCAAGGATCGAGCACTGTTCCCGGAACTCATGTGGCAGCCGACCAACTGGCAGCGCGAGCACCGCGACTGCTCGAACTCGTCGTCGCAGTCCGTCGTGCAGAAGAACGCGGCGGTCACCGCGCTCGTCGCGGTCGGCGTCGATCGCGCGGACGCAGCCGAGCTCGTCGCGGACGGCGGACTTTTTCCCGAGCCCCGCGCCCCCAGGCAGTCGCCGCCCCTTCCTTTCTCTCTCCCCGCCACCACTCGACCCCGAGTTACCGCCACCAGCAAGGCAGCCCCGTCGATCGAGACGCGTGAGCCGCTGATCCTCCGCCAGGATCTGGTGTGGGACTCGGCCCGGCTGCGGGAGTACTCGTGGCTCGAGGAATTCGCCCTGGTGCCGGACGACGCGGCGCCGCCCCTGGCGATGACGCCGCCTCACCCCGAGGCTGTGTGCTCCTACGGATGGGACGGCTGCACCCACGTCGACCCCGGACACCAGATCGTGCGGTGGGCGCGGGAGTCGGTGAAGGTCGATCTGCGGTGGTGGCAGCGCCTGGCGATCGTCCGTCAGATGGAGCACCGTGCCGACGGCACCCCGTGCTGGGAAGAGGTCGACGAGACCGCGCCGCGCCGCTCTGGCAAGTCGGTGCGCATCCGGGTCATGGCGCTGTGGCGCATGGCGCACGCCGACCTCATCGGCGAGATCCAGACCGTCGTCCACTGTGGCAACGACCTCCCGATCTGTCGCGAGATCCAGCGCGGCGCGTGGCCCTGGGCCCGCGCCCGCTGGGGCGACAAGTCCGTCACCACCGCGAACGGCAAGGAGCAGATCGAGGGCGCGGACGGGTCTCGGTGGCTCGTCAAGGCACAAGACTCGGTGTACGGGTACGACGCTGGGCTCGGCGTCGTCGACGAGGCGTGGGATGTCAAGCCTGCCGCGATCACCGAGGGACTTGAGCCCGCGCTCATGGAGCGGCTCTGGTCGCAGCTGCACATCACCTCGACCGCTCACCGCAAGGCCACGTCTCTGCTCAAGGGCAAGATCTCCGCCGCCCTGGCATCCGACGACGGCCGCACCCTTCTGTTGTGGTGGGGCGCGCTCCCGCAGGACGACCCCGGCGACCCTGAGGTGCATCGCAAGGCGTCCCCGCACTGGTCGGCCGAGCGCGAGAAGATGCTGGCCACGAAGTACGAGCGTGCACTGCTCGGTGAGGACGACCCCGACGCCGACGACCCCGACCCCATGGAGGGCTTCCGTGCCCAGTACCTCAACGTGTGGGCGCTCAAGGCTGCCAAGCTCGCGCGCGGCACCGCGATCGTGGACCGGGCTGCGTGGGACGAGCTCACCGTGCCCGCGCCGTCGTCGACCCCGACCGGCTGCGCGGTCGAGTCCTGGTTCGACTCCGGTGTTTCGGTTGCCCTGGCTTGGACGCTCGAGGACGGCGCCGCCCTGGTCCACGTCGTCGACTGTCCCGACCTTGCGACCGCCCGCGAGGCAGTCGACGCCTCCGGGTACCGGGGCCGGGTCTCGGTCGGTGCATCCATCGCTGACCACGTCGAACTTCGTGGCCTCCCGCTCGACCCCGTCCGCGCCACTCCCATTGCCGGGGTCCTCGACATCGCGCAGCTGCTCCGAGACGGGCAGCTGGCCCACGCCGGTGGGGACGCCCTGACTCGGCAGATCCTCGCCCAGCGCACCGTGCCCGGTGCAGGTGGCCCGCGACTCGCCACCCACGCCCGCGCCGATGCGATCAAGGCAGCCGCCTGGGCAGCCTCGGCAGCGCGCAACCGACCCGCTCGGAAGTCCAAGATGCGCGTGCTTGTTGCGTCGTCCTAGGAACGTTGCGAATCCGCGTGAGTTTAACGGCGTCCGGGGCGCGTGTTTCGCCCGCAGTCTTGACGCATGGACACCGACGCGACACAGGGACTGTGGGGCACTTGGCACCGTGTCGACCCGACCGCATTGGTCCCGGCTGCCCTTCCTCCCAAGAGGCAGTCGGGGCCGGTGTTCTCGGGTACGCACATCGACCCCATCCACGGTGTGTCGACGGTCGACGCCGCGATCACCTACCTCTCGGGGTTCGGCCGGGTCACCCGTCGTGAAGCGATCGCCACCCCGGCGATCAAGCGCGCACGTGACCTGATCTGCTCGCTGGCACAGTCGCCGCTCGTGATGCGCGACGAGACCGGCGCCGACGTCACCAGGGCCTACAACCGAACGGACTGGACGCTGCTGCTCCAGCCCGAGGTCAAGCGGGCCCCGATCAACACCTGGGCCGACGTCCTCGAGGATCTGCTGTTCGAGAAGTTCGCTCGGCTCCGGGTCACCGACCTGGCATGGCACGGACGCCCCGCACACGTCACCCGCATGAAGCCCGGCTCCTACACCCGCGACGACCTGCGGGGCGGGTACTGGGTCAACGTGCCCGGTAAGGATGCCGACTGGGTCCCCGAAGAACAGGTCATCGAGATTGAGTCCCCGAACGACGCGATCCTCGACGCTGGCGCCGGCGCGATCCGGGCTCTCTCACTCATCAGCGCCGCGGGCCTCAACGCCGTCTCAGGCGTGCCCCCGCAGGACTACTTCGAGTCCACCGACCCCAACGTCGACCCCTTCGAGTCGGATGAGGAAGCCAAGGAATTCCTCGACTCCTGGGCCGCTGCCCGCCGCGCTCGCTCAACCGCTTTCATCCCTAGCGGCGTGAAGTACCAGACCAACGGGTTCGACCCCAAGCAACTGCAGCTCGTCGAGCTGCGTACCGAAGCGATCGCCGAGATCGGCCGACTCACCGGGATTGACGCCGAAGACCTCGGCGTCTCCACCACCTCGCGGACGTACTTCAATGCGCAGGACCGCCGCCGCGCGATGCTCGACTTCACCTTCGGTCCGTACCGCCGCGCGATCGAGGACCGCCTCTCCATGGAGGACATCGCCCCGCCCGGCTACAGCGTCCGCTTCGACACCCGCGAGTTCTCCCGCGCCGACGACGCCACGCAGGCCACCACCGATGCCGCCCTGGTCTACGCCGACATCGTCACCCGCGACGAGATCCGCGCCGAGCGCGGCCTCGGCCCGCTGCCCAAGACCACCACTGCCCAAGAGGTTTCCGCGTCGTGATCCCCAAGACACACCGCTTCGACAACCCTGCCGCGGTCACCTTCAAGGTCAACCGGGAGACCCGCACGATCCGCGGTCTCGCGGTCCCGTGGGGCGAGATCGGCGACAACGGCCGCGGCCGGTTCCGGTTCAAGCGTGGGTCCTTGACCTGGGACAAGGTCAAGTTGCTCAACGCCCACGACTGGGACCAGACCATCGGCGTTGTCAAGTTCGAGGACACCGACGAGGGGCTGCTCATGGCGGCCAGCGTCGCCCAGACCCGCCTCGGCGACGAGGTCCTGTCTCTGGCCGAGATCGGCGCGATCGACGGCCTGTCCATCGGCCTCGCCGATGACATCGACTTCGACCTCGTCGACGGCGTCCACGAGGTCTCCCGCGGCGTCGTCATCGAGACCTCTACCACCCCCATCCCCGCTTTCGAGAACGCCCAGATCCGCTCCGTCGCCGCCTCGGCGTCGGGCACCACCTCCGGAAGGAACCTCATGGACGAGGACGAAACCACCACTGCCACGGTCGAGGACCGCCTCACGGCGGTTGAGGACCGGGTCACCACGCTCGAGACCACCGTCAACCAGGTCGAGGAAACCGTCGAGGAAACCGTCGGTGAGATCGCGACGCTCAGCAAGATCAAGACCCCTGTCGCCACCTTCGCTGCCGGCTCCGCGGCATCGCGGCTCACCGTCCGCGAAGAGCCCATGTACCGCTTCGAGGGCTCCGTGCGCGCCCCGTCCGGGTTCGACTTCGCCGAGGACCTGTTCAAGGCCGCCCGCTTCGGCGACCAGGCCGCGAAGGACCGCGTCATCCGGTTCGCTGCCGAGGACCGCGGCGGACTCACCTTCGCCACCACCAGCGACACCGCCGCAGTGAACCCCGTCGAGCACCGCCCCGACATGTTCCTGGGCCAGGCACCGGCCCCGTCGAGCCCGCTGTTCGACTTCTTCCGCAAGGGCTCCATCGACGGACCGCAGACCTTCGACTACGCCAAGCTCGACCGCGTCGCCACCACCGCGACCGTCGCCAACCACGTCGAGGGCGTCGAACCCACGGCCACCAACGTGTCCACCGCCAAGGGGACCACGGTCACCCCGTCCGCAGTCTCCGGCAAGGTCCACATCACCCGCGAGGTCGCAGCCGGTCGAGGCACCCCGACCGCCTCCGCCCTGGCACGCGACGAGTTCCACCGCACCTTCGGGATCGCGCTCGAGACCAAGACCCACGCGATCATCTCCGCCGCCTCGGCCTCGATCACCTCCCTCACCGCGGCGATCACAGCCGGCGCAGACGGCAAGGCGCTCGGCCTGGCCCTCAAGACGGGGCTGCTGAAGCTGCAGTTCCAGGCCGACGGGTCCCGCTTCGTCCAGGGCTTCGGTCACGAAGACCTCTACACCACCCTCGCGCTCGTCGAGAACGGTGACGGTGAGCCGGTCTACCCGATCATCAACCCGCAGAACCGCGACGGCATCGCGGGGGACAAGTACTCGTTCATCGACGTGGCCGGTTACCGCTTCACCCCGACCGCGACCCTCGGCGCGACCAGCGCCAGCGCGTCGCTGTCCTACGTCGCCGACCCCGCCGCAGTCCACGTCTGGGCCTCCGGTCTCACCGAGCTCGACATGCTCGGCCAGGACGTCGAGGGCTGGGACATCGGCTGCTTCGGCTGGTTCGCCGGGCTCATGTACGACGTCACCGGTCTCCGCAAGATCTCCTACGACCCCACGGCGTGATGACCATGGCAACCAAGAAGAGCACGCCCCAGGCGTTCGCACTCGGCGAGACCATCGAGGTCCCGTCCGGAGCCACCCTCGTGGCCCTCGACGACGGCACGGTCACCACCGTTCGCCGTGAGCACGTGCTTGCCGTACCCGGCGAGCACCGGTTCGTCAACGACGACGGCCTCACCCTGGCCGTCTACCGCGTCGCCGTCCCGGAGACCCCGGACAGCGACTGACCGGCTCCACTGCACCGGGGCGCCCTCACGTCCCGGTGCAGTGGCACCACCTCACTGGAGACACCGTGACTGCACCCACACCTGACCAGGCACACAAGTACGTCGGCAGGGCTGACTACACCCTCGCCGAGGTGACGACGGTCCTCGCCGCCGAGCGTGCCGCCCAGGCACGCCGCTGCCGCGTCCCCACCGAGGGGGAGTGGCCCGCCGACCTGGTCGAGGCGCTCCTACGCCGCACGCTCGCAGCCCTCGCGATGCGCGCGAACCCGCTCGGAGTCGCGGTGTCGGTCACCGACTTCGGTGTCTCCACCGACCGTGTCGGTGGCCTCGACCCCGTCGTGCGTCGCCTCGAGGCACCGCACGTGAAGCTGGTGCTCGGATGAACCCCGTCTCCCTCACGAAGCGGCCTGGGGAGCCGTCCATGCGGCACGCGATCGCGGACGCGATCTCGACCATCGAGGGCATCAAGTGCGCCCCGTACTACACCCAGACCACCAAGCCCGGAGCCGCGTCCCTGCTCTGGGCAGGCCGCACAGAGTCGGACGACGAATTCCGAGAGGGGTGGCTCACGCAGTGGGTTGTCCGGATCAACCTCACCGCCGACGTCGCCGCGTCGGAGCGCCGCATTGACGAGCTGATCCCGCAGCTCGACGCGGTCCTGCCGTCTCGCGCCCTCCGGATCACCGACCTTGAGCCCGCCGAGATCGCCCTCGGCGGCGCCACCTTGAACGCTCTTCTCGTCCGCATCACCGAGACCCAGTAAGGACCACACACCATGACCGACGTAAGGCCGCACCTGATCGACGTCCTCATCGACGACGAGGAAGCCGGCGCAGAGCTCGCCCGTTTCGAGTTCCACTCCGTTCCCAGTGCCGACGAGTTCGTCACCTTCGCCACCGCACGCCAGGGCGGGGAGCGGGACTGGTCGGTGCAGATGACCGTGAAGGAAACCGGCACGGCCGGCACCGCCTACCAGCTCGCGCTCAACAGCCCTGGCACAAAGGTCGAGGTCGTGTACCGCCCCCACGGCAACGCGACCGCCACGCCGGCCGAGCCGCACTACACCCAGATGGCGACGGTGCAGCCGATCGAGGGCCGAACCATGGGCGGCACCGCGACCCGGTCCCGCAATGCCCGCTCGAGCATGGAGCTCGTGTGGCCTCTCGACGGCGCCCCCGTCAAGGTCACGGCCTGAGCCATGGCCAGTCCGTCCGGCATCTACATCGAGGGGCTGCGTGAAACGACGCGGGCGTTCGAGCGTGCCGGCGTCGACGTCGAGGACCTCAAAGACGTCATGGGTCGGGTGGCGGGCGAGCACGCCGACACCCTCGCCCGGCTCGTGCCAGTCGGCAGCGCGGCGCGGGGCTCCAAGCGCCCTGGCGCCCTGCGGGACTCCGTGCGCGGCAACCGCGCCAAGGGTCGCGCCCAGGTCCTCATTGGACGCGCCCGTGTCCCCTACGCCGGCGCAATCAACTACGGCTGGCCCAAGAGGGGCATCAAGCCCGCCAACTTCATCGCCCGTGCCGACGACGTCATGGGCACCCGCGCCGTCGAGATCCTGACCGACGGGTGGAACGAAATCGCTGAAAGGAACGGCCTCCTATGACCCGCACCACCGTAGGACCCCGCGAACTCGCGGCCTCCGTGAACGGCTTCGACGACCTCGCCGTCGCGAAGTACTTCGGCAAGTCCTTCTCCCAGATGGCATCCCGCGACGAGAACGGTGAGCGGGACGTCGACGGCAGTGTCAGCCTGCGTGCGCTGATCTTCATCGACCAGCGACGCCAGGGCGCCAAGGACGCCGCCGCCTGGCAGACGTGCATGGAGATCACCATCACCGAGCTCGGCACCTACTTCCCGGCCGAAGAGGACGAGGTCACCCCCGACGACCCCGCCACCGACCTGGGAAAAGACTCCATGCCCTGAGGGGCATCGCCTACGAAACCGCCCGCGCCTGCCTGGCCTACCGGATGAGCCCCACCGAGTGGCGCAGCCTCACCGTCTTGGAGAAGCAAGCGTTCCACGACGCCGCCCGTGACCTGAAAGAAGAGTGACCCATGAGTGCTGGACGACCAGTACGCGTCGCCGTCGTCGGCGACTCCGGCGACCTGCGCCGCGCGCTGTCGCAGGCCGAGGCCGCGCTCGACGACGTCGGCGACACCGCTGTCGACAACGGCCGCCGCGTCGAGGCTGCCCTGGGCGCGACCGCCGAGTCGGCAGACGCAACGGCGTCGGCGTCGTCGCAGCTCGCCGGTGGTCTGGGTGACCTCGCCGGTGGTATGGCCGCGGCCGGCTTCATCTCCGAAGACACCGCAGCCGCCTTCGACACCGCGTCACAGGCGATCATGGGTGTCACCGGTGCAGCCGACCTCATGAACCTGGCCACCGAGAAGATCCCTGGGATTCACAAGGTGGCCACCGCAGCCACCAAGGGCCTCGCCGCCGCCAAGCGTGCCCTCGGTGTCGCGATCCGGTTCGCCATGGGGCCGGTCGGCTTGATCATGATCGCGATCACCGCCCTGATCGCGATCGTCACCGTCCTGTGGAAGAACAACGAAGGATTCCGTAAGGCCGTCATCAAGGTCTGGGAGGCAGTCAAGGACGGCGTCGGCGCCGCGATCGACTGGGTGTCAGACAAGATCTCCGGGCTGATCGACTTCTTCAAGAAACTGCCGGGCCGAATGACGCAGGCCGTGTCGGGTCTGTGGAACGGCATCAAGGACGGCTTCAAGGGCGCGATCAACTGGGTCATCGACAAGTGGAACAACTTCTCGATCTCGCTGCCCGGTGTCAAGGTGCCTGGCCTCGGACAGGTCGGCGGCTTCACCCTCAACACCCCCGACATTCCGCGCCTCAACATGGGCGGCATCGTCACCCGCGCCACCACGATCACCGCCGGTGAGGGACGTCCGGAAGCCATTCTTCCGCTCGACCGGCTCGGCGGCCTCGGCGGCGGGGACGTGAACATCTACATGCACCCCACCAGCGACCCGGTCGCGGTCGGCAGGGAGCTGCAGAAGGTCCTCGACGCTTTCCGTCTCGCAGGCGGTCGCGGTCTCGGAGCGGGGGTGCCGGGATGATCGACCCCGACAGTGTTGCCGTGCTCCTGGGGTACAACGCCAGCGCCCACCCGAACTACTGCCTCAATCCCAACGGGGCCGTCGGTGGAGTCGGGTGGCGCACCCTGATTCCTGGGTCTCGGATTCAGAGCGTCGACGCGTCCAGTGAGGGAGCACCCGAGGCACTGGCCTACGTCTCGTCCGCGGCCGGGGCGCAGGTGTGGCAGTCGGTCGAGTTCCCCGTCGACGGCGCCGCGGGGCACCGCCCCTACGCCTACTTCACAGCCGTTTTCACGTCGGCTGACCTGGCTTGCACGTTCACCTACACCGACGCTGCCGGGACGTGGATCGGCACATCATCCACGCACGTAGTGCCCGCTGGCACGACGCGGACACGGTTCGCGATCTTGCCCGCCGCGCCGGCCCCTGCCGGTGCGCGTACCTGCGTGCTGTCAATGTCCTTCACGGCGTCTGGTGCTGGCACCAGTCACGTCCTCACTGACTTCAAGCTGACCTCCGCCGCGACCGCCCCCGGAGACGCCACCGTGGGCAGCCTCACGTGGAACGACATCAGCGACTGGTGCGAAGACATCACCGCGACGCTCGCCGGGCTCTCAGTGGGCACCCTCACCGTCCGCGCCCATGACCAGTGGGCAGTGCTCGCCGCCCGTCCAGGGCACCAGATCCGGGTCGAGGTCGGCGGGCAACGGCTCTGGACCGGCGTCGTGAGCCGCGTCGTCTCGGAGTCTCGCAAGGCCAAGCGCGCCGGCGTCGACCTCAAGCCGATCGTCACGATCACCGCGACCGACGCCGTGACGCAGCTCGCCGGTACGCCCGCCCCCCGCGGGGTCACCTCCTTCGTCAACCTGCCCGCGTCGCTGGACCGCGGCACGACCCCGTGGGTGGTGCAGGGCGTCAGCGACTCCGTGGCTGTCGCGGCGACGCTCTCCACCCCTGGTGCGTCCGCACTTGACCAGGTCATCCGCACTGTCACCACTGCCACCATCAGCCGTGTCCGTGCATGGATCGACCGTTTCGGGGTCCTGCAGGTGTACGGCACGTCCGGGTTCGACGGCATCGCGGCCACCTTCACTGACAGCCCCGCACTCAGCACCGCCGCCCGCTACGTCGACGTGCAGCGCGGCTTCGACTCCGAAGACTGCATCAACACCGTCTATGTCGAGGTCAGCAACGGCGCCGAGACCGTCACGAACGGCCCGTGGGTGAACTTCGCCTCGGTCGCGGCATGGGGCACCAGGGCCGCGACCTACAAGACCTATGACGCCAACAGCCCTCTCTCGCCCACGGCCGGTGCAGGGCTCGCGTCCACAGTCCTCGACAGCAACGCCTCGCCCGCGATGAAAGTGCAGAGCATCACCACCTACAACTCGACGCCCACGATCCGGGCTGCTGCGATCGCAGCCGCCCCGCAGCGCCGCGTCTCGGTCATCCACCGCGACACCACCTACTCCTGCCGGGTCCTACAGGTCACCCACCGCATCACCGCCCGCGCCGGCGACCTGCGCCGCCCCGCGACCTGGCACACCGACTTCGTCCTCGGGTCCGCGACCGCTGTCCCGCTCCCACTCAACTGAAGGAAGACCATGGCGACCAACCCGCTGCACCGCCCCAATTGGCGCGGCCGAAGCAACGTCGACGCGCTCACCATCGCCGCGCTCGAGCACGCCGAAGCCCTCGCGGGCCACCAGTTCACCGTCACCCAGGGCAGCTACCAGTCCACCGTCGTGGCCTCCGCTGGCACCCACGACAAGGGCGGCGTCGTCGACCTCGCGTGGTGCGGGCACGACGCCTGTGTGGGCCACCTGCGCCGCGCCGGGTTCTGGGCCTGGCACCGCACCCCTGCCCAGGGGAAGTGGAAGGACCACATCCACGCCGTCGTCAAGGGGCACCCCAACCTTGCGCCGGCTGCCGCGCGACAGGTCACCGCAGGTGAGAAGGGACGCAACGGCCTGGCCAGCACCGGACCCGACGACGGCCCCAAGGTCTCCGTCCCCACGCCCACGCTGCCCTGGCCCAAGACCACCCGCGGCAAGCACGTTGACGACGCGATCGCGGCCACCGCGAAGTCCGCCCGCATCGCGAAGAAGCGCGGCCAGACCAAGCGGTACCGCACTCTCAAGACCGCCCTCGGCGCGCTGCGCTCCCTGCCGAAGAAGTGAGACCAGACATGACCGACACCGCCACCCCGCTCCCCGTCGACCCCGCCGACGTCGTGACCTGGCCCCAGGCCGCGACCGCGATCGTCCTGATCCTCGCGGTCCTCGTCATCCCCGCAGTCCTGACATACCTCACCAACCGCCGAGTCAAGGCGCTCGACACCACCCTCACCACCAACAACGGTGGCGGGTCCGTGAAGGACCAGCGCGACTCCATCGCGGCCGATGCCGCCGCGACCCGCGAGCTCGTCGAGGCACGACTCGTCCCAGCCGTCGACGACCTCGCCGCCCGCGTCGACGTCCTCGAGGCAGCCAAGCCCCGCGGCATCTTCGGACGCGCCCGATGAGCGCCCCGTACCACCAGCTGCGCGTAGACCAGGGCGCACGCTTCGACCTCACCATCCTCTACCAGCAGCCCTCGACCGAGGGCGTCGACATGACCGGGACCACCGCCACCCTCACCGTCCTCGACGAGGACGGCAAGGTCCTGGCATCCCACACCGTCGACGGTGTCGACGACGGCCGCCTTGACTTCACCCTCGCGGCCACCGTCACCGCGGCGCTGCCCGCAGGTCGGCTCGCCTACCACGTCGACCACGAAACCATCACCGGACCCGACCGCCTCGTCGTCGGCGTCCTCGAATGCCGGGAGGCCACCCGTGTCTAACCGAATCGTCATCACCGCACCCGGTCCCCAGGGCTCGCCTGGCCCGCAGGGCGAGCCGGGCCCCAGCACCGTGCCCACCGCCCTCGCGGTCGCGCACGCCCTTGGCGACGGCCAGCCCGGCCGGACCGTCATCGACGAGCACGTGGCCGCAGCTGCCAGCGACGCAGGCACCCCGATCGGCCGTGCGCTTTACGCCGCCATCGGCGATCAGGTCACGCCTCTGGAGACGCTGACTTTTGCGGGACAGCAGGCCGTCTCCGAGGCTGCACTGGTGGTCCGGTCTGGCGATGACGAGCGCGCCACCCTCACGCCGGACGGACGCACAGCGGTCTACATGGTGACCGGCGAGAGCAGCCAGACTTTCACTGTCTCCGGCTGCGCCGTCTCGGATGACACCCTGCGGAAGAAGACGGGCACTCAGTCGCGGCGCTTCACGACCTCCGGGGCCGCGACTGCCGTAGCGACCCACTCGCCCGCCACCGCCCTCACTCACGGTCCCGCGTCCATCTGGCGCACGTGGGTATGGATCGAGGATGTCACGGCACTCACCGGGTACTTCCAGATCATCCACACGCGCGGCGCTGTGATCGACACCGTCGCTCCGCCCGCCGACCAGCGATGGGTGAAGCAAGTCCCCGTCTCGTCGCTCCGCACCGGATGGAATCTGATCTCCGACGACACTCTCGGGATGTACAGCGCTGCCGGATGGGGCAGCATCTACTCGACCCGCTACATCTTCCAGACCACCAAGGCCACCAGCGTGTCGGTGGACTCGACGTGGTTCGAGTGCCCCAAGAAGGCGTCGCTCCTGCTCATTCAGGACGGCGGCTACAAGTCGTACATGACCCACGCGATCCCGGAACTGCGGTCGCGCAAATACCCGACGGTGTGGGCACTCAATCCGGGCTGGCTCGGCAAGCGCCCTGGTGCCTTCAACGAGACGATCACTGTCGCCGACGTCGCTACCCTCAAGGCGGCTGGCGACGAGATCTCTTTCCACTCGTGGGTCGCAGGTAATGACGGGCAACTGATGGCGACCATGACCCGCGAGCAGGTCCGCGATGACTCCCTCAAGTCCATCGCTGTCGCGCAGGCCGAGGGGTGGGGTAAGGGCTACCTCTTCCGAGGGGCATTCCTTCAGAATCTCGCGCCGAATGCGAGGGGCTGTGCACCCTATCACGCGATGCTGGCGACCTCGACGGAGAGGGATTCCCAGATCGCTACGTGGCCCCCGATGAACCGTCTCGACGTGGCTCGCGTGGGCTTGCACTTCTCCACCGACGCTTTCATTGATGACATCTTCAACCGCCTGGAGAAGACTCGGGGCCTGTGCCTCGGGTACACCCACGGAATCTCCACGGTGTCCGCAGGCGACATGACCCCGGCGCGGCTGACCTACCTACTCGGCAAGATCGACGCTGCCGTGGCAGCCGGGTGGCTTGAGGTCACCACCTTTGAGCGGCTGCTCGCCTCGGCAGGCGGCGTCCTCCGCGCCTGACGCACTTGCCCGGTAAAGCGCACCACTACCCACTCACGAAAGGAGCCATCATGGCTCACCCCGCAACGACCGCACTCCTGGACTTCTTCGAGTTCGAGCACCTGCCGCCGCACCTCGCCAAGGTCTCGGAGAAGTTCCACGACCTGGCGCACGACGTCGCCGCCACGCTCGACGGCCCCGAGGCCACGGTCGCTGTCCGCAAACTGCTGGAAGCCAAGGACTGCGCCGTCCGCGCCGCCGTCAGCGCCCGGTAAAGCGTCACCCCGCAGCGGCCACAGCTGCCCGTCGAGCATCATCCGGAAGTAGCACGTACCTCTGGGTGGTCTCCGGGCGGCTGTGGCCGAGCACCTCGCCGACCGCGAGTAGGTCACGCGTGCCGGCATACGCCCTGGTTGCCATGCGGTGCCGCAGGGTGTGGGCCGTCCAGTCGTCCGGGAGGGCCCTCGAGATCAGCCGCGTCACGTGCCCTGGGGAAAGGTGCGATCCTCGGCCGTTGGGGAAAGCCCATCCCTCGACCCGCCACAGTCGTGTGGCGAGCTCGGGGGACTCCACGGGCACGACGCGGGTCTTCCCGCCCTTCCCGAGCACCACGAGGTCACCAGAGCGCCGCCCGCCCGTGTAGTGGGTGCGGTGGACCTGGGCAATCTCGGCGGCGCGTAGGCCGGCCCTGGCGCCGAGTAGCGCCATGAGCCCGATCCGGTCGGGGCGACGTACCAGCATCTCGACCAGGTGCTCCGGGGTGGGGCGTGGCCGCGGGGGCGGCACCGCGACGGCGGCCAGCGTCGTCGCGGGGTCGCGGTCCACCCATCCTCGAGCGTGCGCCCAGCGGAAGAACCCGCGCATGACGCTGCGGGCAGACTTCCGGGTCTCGGGTGACCAGTCTCGACGCGACAGGAATGCGGAGAGGTCATCGACCGTGGTCGCCCACGGGTTCGCGGGGGTGGTGGGGGTGCGCTGCAACAGCGAGAGGTAGTGCATGTGCAGCCGCACGGTGCCTGGGGATCGTCCAGCGGCTGCGAGGTGGGTGGAGTACTTCTGGGTGGCTGTGTGCCAGTTCTGGGGGGTCAT